TTCCAGCACTGCCGGTTCGGATGCTACGGAGACGGCTTGGTCGGTGGTGAGGGCGAAGGCAAGCAGCTCGGTGACGATGGCTTTGACTTCTGCTGGGGTTGCTTGCTCGATGTCTGCTAGGGCTTCAACTACAGCCTCATCGGTGATCGGTGGGAGTGGTGCGTCTTCGGCTGGTTCGCTTGTCTCAGGAGCTTGTGGTGCTTCTGGCAGGGTGTCTGGGGGGATGGGCATTGTGTCTGGGGGTGGGGGAACGGTATCTGGTGGTTCGACGAACGGTAGCGTTTGAGGTGGCTGAACAGTAGCGTTTGGCGGTTCTGGCATCGTGTCAGGGATAGGGGGGAGCAGTGGTTCTAGTACAACTGGCAGGGTGGGTGGTGGCTCAGGGATTGTCTCTGGTGGGGCTGGCATCGTTGTGGGTGGTGGAGGAGCCGTTGCAGGTGGTGGTGGCATTGTTGGTGGCACGGTATATGTGGGCATTGTTTGAGGTGTCGAAGTAGTCGATGGGTTTGTAGCAGGAACAGTTGTTGGTTCTACAGTCGTAGAAGTTGTCGTGGTAGTCCATGTTGTTGTTGTCTCCGCAATCGTGGTGTCAGGGATAGTTGTGTCTGGAATAGTGGTGTCTGGTGTTTGCTGGTAGTCGGTGGTGAACGCTTCATCGGGAACTATTGACCAGCCAGTGTCATCAATGTTCCATGCCAACATCAGACACGTACCACCACCGTTCTCGTACATCCACAAGTCGAGCGGTTGACTGCCTGCAACAATGTCTATCTGACCAGACTCAGTGGCCGAGCAACCCTGATCGCCCCAGTTGCCCCACTCGTTGCCGTCAATGTTGATGGTGCCACCATCATCAGAAGCCAACCAGAACTGGATTGTGTCATGCTCAGGGATTGTGATGAACCCAGTCATGTGAACCATGAACAGATCGTTCGTGCAATCTAGATACGGCTCACCGTCATAGCTTCGATTGATATTGTTCTCAACTTCACTACCGCACTCCGTATAGATGCTGTCAGATTTGACAGGGGGAATCTCATCAATCGTGTAGTAGGTCGTAGCCAAACCAGGCAAAGGCTCAGCAGATACCGGCGAAACAAACGACCAAACCGTAGCCAACAACGCTGGCGCAACAATCAGCCAACGAGAGTAACGATTCATCTATCAAGTATGACATTGATATTTATTACAAGCCTTCTTTGAGAGACCAAAGGAAGTTGAGGTGCATGGAATGTTTCGCCATCAAACACAACAAGACTATTCCTTCTTGGAGTTTGACGATGAACCACTGTTTCTTTATCACTGAAGAACAAAGTGTCACCGTCAGAATCGTTGACATAGAAGATTGCCGTCTTGAAGTTACGGTTGCCAATAGCTTCACCCTTATCAATGTGAGGATATTGCTGAACTTGTTTGCCAACATTTAGAGTCATGTTTATTTTCATACGAACAGGGGTTACTGGGCAATCAAAATGTTCTGCCAATTTGTTTAGTATCGGATCAAGTATTCCGATGTTGTTTGAGTACACCGTATTATCATCAAAGAAATTATGCACAAAACCGTGCGTCGAAATATCGTTGTTATCATCAAGCATTGACAAATTGTGATAATGATTTACAAAATACCAAGGGAAACTTGTTCTGCTATTTACAACATCGTATAAATTGTTGTAATCATTTTCAGACAACACATCTTCTAAGACAACTATCTTTGATCTAATATCCAATTCAGTTGCTGTTCGTTCCACAAATAATCTCCGTTGGGTTTTGGTGTTGGTGCTTGCCAATCATTACTGCTATCTAAAGACCAAGAAGGATATGGTTGGGGTGCAACAAACTCATCTGCATCGGCATCATACGTGAAACCAATGCCAGCATATTGTTTGCGAAAGTTGTTGTTGTATGAAGTTTGAATCCATTCGCCACCAAACAAATCATTGCAAAACTGTTTGCCTTTGGCTTCATTCTCTACGCCATCAACAAGCAGTTCATTGTTATGAACTACAACACCATTGACAACGACACCATCAACTATTTGAACGAAGTGTGCCATTAGAAGGTTATCGTTCCTGAACCAGTGAATTGATAGACACGGTATCCACCAGCAACTGTCACAGTCGGTGAACCAGTCGTTGCTGATGCAGCATCAAATGAATCTGCGTAACGAATAACAACAAGACCACTGCCACCAGCACCACCTGCTCCACTACCTCCTCCACCACCGCCACCGCCACCGCCTGTATTTGTTGAACCGGCACCACCGTTTTGATTATCTCCACCAGCAGCAGTACCACCACCACCAGCACCACCGCCAAGAGCAGAGTCTGCACCAGAACCGCCACCACCACGAGTTACTGAAGTACCAGTAATTGATGACGCTGACCCTGCTCCACCTTGACTGCCACTTGCAGCGGAACTCGCACCACCACCACCACCAGAGAAATCGTTGCCACCAGCGTTGGCACCATTAGTACCTTCAGCAGGTGAATATCCACCTTGGTTTCCAGCAGCTCCAGTACCACCTTCGGAACCACCACCACCACCAGAACCACCTTGACCGCCAGCACTAGAACGGGCTCCACCACCACCTCCACCAGTCGAAGTGATCGTTGAAAATACAGAGTTGCTACCTTTGCCACCTCCTGATGTGCCACCATTACCCACTGTTACTGTGAGCGCACTACCTGCTGCAACTGCAAAAGAAGCAGCAGTACGGTATCCACCAGCACCTGCACCTGCACCACGACCATTGCCACCACCGCCACCACCAGCTACGACAAGGTATTCGACTGTGGCAGGTGCGTTAGCACCTCCACCTACGCCTGCAAGGACTTGCATTGTTATGCCTTAACGTTGCCGACCATCACCCAAGCATCGGTGTCGATCTTGAGTACGGTACAAACAGCGTATTGATCGGCGAGTTTCAACTTTGCTCCAGCAGAACGAATGACTGCTGTGCCAGCAGGAGCAAAAGTTGCTGTACCAGTTGAAAGATTTATGAAGTTAACTTGATCACCTATGGCAAATGCAACGGATGCGTTCGCTGGGACTGTGATACTTTGTGCAGCCACATTGCTGAGTGTCACAAGTTTGCCAACATCTGCTGTGCCGATGGTGTATGCGGTACCTGTTTGAGCTGTAACAGCGATAAGGCTGTTTGCCACGATATTCATATTCGCAGCAGTGAGCGTGTCGCCTGGGGTGAAACTGGGTCGTAGTGCCATAATGCTCCTATTGTAGTGCGTATTCAGTATCGTCAAGGGCTGACGTGTCAAGGATAAACGGTATCACTAGTTGGACTTGACCCATTCCGATTGTGACGGTGTGCCGTGACGGGTTGATGCTGTGTCGTATAGATTCGATAACCACATTTTGTGTGACCGTTGCCGGTGTGCCAACTGAGAATGTCTTAGACACCGACAAGATGTCACCAATCTCTAACCCTGCCATCGTTGCCTGCTGTGCTGTAGTCAACGCACCCAACAACACATCCATCTCCGAGAACCGAACCACAGGTTCCTCAAACCTAGACAACAATGATGCAGCCAACGCAGACCCAGCAGCATCAGTAGCCAACGGAACCCCAGTCAAACTCAACGCCTTAATCCCATACTTAGTTTGACTAGCAGTACCAGACGCAATGCTTGAAGCCGTACCACCCTCAATCTGCACAGCCACACGATTCACAACCGTCTCAGCCCCATACACATTAGACAAAGACTGAATCGGAAACCCAGCCGTACCACCAAACGAAGCCACAGCCGTACCAAACGACACAGCAATACGAGCATCAAACTGCACAGCCCCAGAACGATCAACAAACAAACGCCCACCCTCAGCCGTCGCCACATCCTGCAACGCAGTCAACACATTCGTTGCATCGTCATACGCAACCGTCCCACACGTAGCCAACCCTGTCTCAATGTTTCGCAACGCAGTCGAGAACGACACCTCTGGACGATCCAAGATCGCTGACACACGGGCAGAGGTCAACTGTGATGAAGGGTTGAATGCAGTCAACACGGTCTGACCGAGTTGCCCTAGCGCATCGGTAGCCACAATCGTTGCCGTTGACAAGTTCGGTTCGGCATAATCAATGTTCAAGTCATACACAAACCCTGAGAACATCGCAGTCGTACCGGCTGTCCCTCCGTACACTTGGAACTGGCGACGTGGAGCGATACCCACAGTTCCACCCGAATACCATTCTGACGCTGTATTCAACGGATCAAAGTATCGAGCAGCTGCACGATCATCAGCCGTGATGGTGCAGTTAGATGAAGGGAATGAATCAAGCTGGGTTGCACGACCACGATTGATATTGATGTTCGTCACATACTCGGTGATGTCCACAAAATCTGTTGAACCATCCAACACATCAGTGCCATCCAGCAGACTGGAATCCAACGTGAACGCATCAGCCAAGAAACCGACATCCAACAACACCTTGTAAGTAGAACCCCACTTCGTAGCCTTAGCCATTAGAAGCCTGACTCATACGCTTTGCCACCATTCAACCTTCCACGTCGAGCCAACAACTCAGCAATCACTTCAGCAGTCTGATCCGGTGAAGCAACCACACCAGCACTCACATTGATCACCATCCCACCCCCATCAGGATTCGCCTTGAACCCAGTCGAATTGCCAGTCACTGTTGCAGGAATAGTGCCAGCCACACCAGCCATCGGGTTAGCAGCCACAACCTTCGGATACTTGTTGGCAATCTCACCAGCTTCCCTGATGGCTTCTTTGTACTTATCCAACGCCTCAGTCTCACGCTCAATCGCCTCAGCCACAGCATCACTAGCATCAGCCTGCTTCTCTTTGGCATCAGTTAATTCTTTAGATAAAGTTTTGTAAATCTCCGAAGTAATAGAAGCACCAAATACAGCATCATTCAACAAACCAGTTGCTTTAGTCAAACTATCAGTAGCTTCAGTCTGTGAATCAATCGCATCAGCACTTGACAACTTTGCTTCAGCCAACGCAATCTCAGCTTCACGAATCATCTGAGGTGTTGATTCTTTATCGGCACGAACCTTCTTCAATTCAGCCTCAGCATCAGCCACAGCAAACAACGAACCTTCCACGTTGTAACCAGCACGTTCAAGATCACGTTGAGCAGCAGCCAATTCTTTTGCAGCCTTCTTCGCTTCTGGAGAATCAGCACCATAGCCAGCCACAGCCTTATTGAACTTATCCTGAGCCGTAGCCAAGTTAGTGTTTGCCTCAGTCAAGGATTCACCAGCTTTGATCGAAGCCTTCTGAGCATTAGTGAACGACTTGTGTGCAGAGTTACTGGACTTCAACGCATCCGTGTACTCCTTCAACTTGGTCACAGCATCCTTCAACTTCTTAGATGCCCCACCAGTAGCAGTATCAAGTTTTGTTGTCTCGGTAGTCACAGCCTTAACAGCCGGAGTCACAATCTTTGTGGTTGCAACAACATCACCAAATCGAGCATTGATCTTACCCAAGTCAATAGCAGTGGCCGTCACCTGGCTACCAAGCCCTTTTGTCGATACCGTAATCTTATCGATATTCGGGATTAATGGAATCTTGTTGAAGACATCAATCAAAGTATTGACAACAGCAACAGCCACATCTGCCAATGCTGTTTTCATATCATCAAACTTGCTCACAAACCACTGCACAGCACCAACAGCGATATTGCCCAACCCCTTCACAAACCCAACAAACAAATCAGGTAACGCAGCAACCAACGCCACCACAGCCCCACCCAAACCAGCAATCAACTGAAGACCAATCGTTCCAGCCCACTTCACAAGAGAACCAGCAAGACGCAAACCCATACCTAGCAACGCTGGAATGCCTTCAGACATAACCCATGCACCGATTGTTGCAAGCATGTCAACAAGCTGTGCAGGTAACTGACGTGCAGCTTTACCAACAAAACTTGCAAGCGTGTCACCCAAAGATTGAACTGCTTCAAGTAACTGTGGCAATCCTTTTGTGTAAATCCATTTGTATCCTGCCATCAAGAAGTTTTTCAAACTGTCAATAAACATTGGTATTCGAGGCTCAACCCAACCAGTCAAAGAAGTAGCAAGGTTATTGATACCGGCATACAACATTGGCAGACCAGTAGTGCCAATCCACTGAACAGCCTGAGTGATCATCTCGCCTAGGGCATCAAGAACTTTTGGTGCTGATTCTTTGAACCTCGTTGCGATGAAATCAAAACCACCAGCCAACCCACCCTCTGCTATGACTGAACCAAAATTGGCAAATGCAGGAAGCATTGTGTCATTTATAAACGACACAGCACCCAAGAATGCAGGAATCAACGCAGACCCAATCTGAGCAACCACATCTGCAAACTGTGCTTTAAGTATTTTTTGTTGCATTGCCAAGCCACCACTAGTTCGTGCTGCGTCACCTTGAGCCAATGTTGTTTGATCAAGTATCAACGCATAAGATGCTTGGGTTTTGGCAGTTACATCAAGCGCACCCTTGCCAGAATAAAGACCCATCTCATGAGCCTTTTGTTTTAGAAGAACATCGGTCAACGCAACACCATACTTTTTCAATGGTTCAGCTTCTCCAGATAAACCTGAACGCAATGCCAAAATCGCACTCTCAATATCTGTGTTGTTGAACGATGCCAAGTCTGCTGCTAAACCGATAAGGGTCGTACTCATGTTGGCAGCGTCGCTTTGCCCAATTCCAAAGGCTTGCATCAAGTTTCCAAAAGTTCCCGTTGCTTCAAGAGCTGCTTGCTTTGTGATACCAAACGAAGTTGCAGAAGTCTTGGCAAACTCATTGATAACACTTGCAGAATCACCAAAAACAACATTGACCTTTGACTGTGATTCAGCCAGGGTGGATGCAGCTTGGATTGATTTGTACGCAGCTGCGCCAACTGCCGTGAAGGCAACCGTTGCCGTAGCAGCCATCTGCTTGAATGACGGCATCAAGTCCTTAATCTTGGAACCGACACCAGTATTGATGTCGTTGCCAAGTTTTCCTAGATCATCGCCAACCTTCTTGATTCCTTTAGTGGCACCGAATATATCGGAAATGAACTTGACAACGAATGTGCGTTCACCAGCCATGCAACAATTCTAGATGACATCCTGACTAGCCAAGCGCACGGCTTCGTGGTACTCGGCAACCATCACACTGAAATCATCAGCCATTGCCTTCCATACTGCTTGACCTTCAAGGTGCGCATAACGTGTTGAAGGTTTGCCAGCATCCCACCAAGCATCATCCATCTCAACATGAACAACACGCTTACGTCGAGGCTGAGCAGACTGACGTGGCGACGATGGTGTTGGGTTCGGTATAGGTTCATATATGAAGTCGGTGTCAATGAACTTGCCTGATTGTTCGTGGAACTCCCAAGGTTGATCTGGTGCATGTTGTGGAAGGTAGAAGATACGAGCAGGGTCTTTTGTTGCAGGGTCGCCTTGCAAGTTAAGTCGTTCATGCAGTTCAGCCCACACGGATCGCCACAATCCTGCTGGCACACGCTCAGCAAGGGGCAAGACTAAGTGATAGTGAGGGTCATCTAGCTGATGCGAATACGTGGAATAGGCAAGATATTCGTAGTCATCTAAGTTGGCTTTGGCAAACGACTCACCATCCATATCCACCACTAATGCTTCAATGAACCGAACAGCAGTGTTGCCTCTAGTCCTACCTTGGTAGTATTCGACAGGCGACCACAACGCACCATCAGACTTGTTGGCATTCTCCTCATGGTGCATCAAACGCTCTTTGAGGTCATCCCAATTAGAGGCGAACGGCTTCGGCTGAACAGACTTAACCGAATCAAAATAGACAACCATGAACGCCTCCCTACCTACACAGTAGCGAAACCCCAGCCGAAGTCAACTATTCAGATTTACCAGTGCCAGGGTCAGCCAAAACATTAAGAACCTTTTGAATAGCAGCCAAATACTCGGTAGCTATATTGGCTTTATTCTTACGAACAGCAGGCCAAAAGAAGTAACCAGAACGCCCACGATGGCGTAGAAACTGGGTAGTCCTACCCCCACCCTTGCGAGGCATCTCAGTGCCGGAACGGGACTTAGCCCCAGCCACAGTCAGATTGCTTGACCCATGTGAGCCACCACCAAACTCGGCACCAAAGAACACATCTCCTCTAGTGACTTTGCGCTTCACCCTTCGATGGGATTTGATGTTGTAAGAGGAACTAAACTTCCTTGACTTTGATTGGAACGCTGAGTTCTCTGCAAGTTTGATAGTTGGAATACGGTCACGGCTTGCTTTCATACCCTTCATGACTTCCAACGCTTGGCGATTACGAGTCACTGATGCAGCTTCAAAAGTGGCTGCTACAACCAACAGTTGAGCAACACTTTGCCCAGCAAGTCGTGCTTGTTTGTCAAACTCAGGGTAAGTCTTGGATTGCTCACGGAGATATTCCATGATGCCTTCAATTTTGACAGGCTTCGTGAAATCATCACGACTTGAGAAGTTGCCACCTCGACTAAGACCTGCCATATACCGATACTACTTCCCTAGATGAATAGCTCTCCAACGAAGGTACGCCAACATTGTGAACAGCATTCTTGGTTCTTCTGCCAGCAACACTGATGGTGCAATTCCTGTCTCGCAAGCGAGATATGAAATTACCCAGTGGGCTGACTTATCTCCAAAGGGACGATCACTGCGTCTGCGCTGTCTCCCACTTCGAGTGCTTCAATCTCTTCGCACCATGATTCAAAGTCCAACCCAGTCTTCTTCAACCGTTTCTCTGCATGCCATCCAAGATATGCAAGATCGGTCAATGTGAGTTCGGCTTCAAACTTGGCAACACTGCGATTGTATTTATTTTCAAACGCAATGAAGTCAGGGAACGCAGCCATGATGGTTCGTTCTTTGCCATCTAATGCACTAGTCAAACTGAGTGCTATTTTCATTCTCTACCTCCGCAGGTAAGGGATTGGATTTATTAAAAAACTATGCGCCAGTACCTGTCTTGGTGATTGCACCAGAGATTGGATAGGTGATTGACACGGTAGCGAGGTCGCCTATGGCACCATTCACGGGTGTCCAAGAAGTCGGAAGAACCGAGAACGCATACTGTGGATTTGAAGAACCAGCAGCAGCAGTGCCGTTTGGCTTCACTGTCATGGCAACAGCAGTTCCAGCAGTGAACGCATCCCAGAACAACTTCTCAATCGTTGGGTAGTCCTGTTGCAGTTCAAGCGTGACCGAGTTGTCAATCATTCCCTGGATTCGAGTCATAGCTGACGAACCCATCGCCGATGTCATAACTTCAGCAGCTGTCGTCGATAGAGTTATGGATGTTACATAACTTGAAATATCGGTTGCAGCAGTACCGAAGGTGACTGCCACGTTTGTGAGAACTTGCTTTGCCATGATTATGCTCCTGCCTTATCGGCTATCGAGTTTGGATTCTGCTCGGCTGAGCCGATGCGATAACACTACACGCCACAAGTAACCGTTGGCAAGGGGTCAGGCATACACCGTGACAACGAAGTCAATCGCCAAATATGTTGCATCATTCGCCTCAAGGGTAGAGATGTTGTTAGCTGATTCAACAATCAAATCCTGTACTACACCACCCAAGGTTCGATCAGATTCAATCGCCTGACGAATAGAAGTAGCACCCTTATATGACAGGTAGCCATCCAACAAAGACTGGGCTGTGCGCTCAGCAGCACGACCCACCACGACACTGACTGTGAACTTATGAGTTATCAAACCTCCACCCATAGCCCCGTTGTATTGGATTGAATCCAGCAACGGCCAAGCGAACGGGGTGTTCACATTGTCTGGTTGATAGGCGTAAGCCCGAAGCCCTGACACAGTGGACAGGTTTGCAGCCAAACCAGTTTTGATCTGGGAGACAGTAGTGACTGAACTCATGCGAATAGACGCATGCGCCGGTAAGGCTCGACAAGTTGTGCCACATCAGGGTCAAGCGCACGGCTCACCCTGATCGCACCCATGTCACCGAAACCTGCGACACCCAACGGACTGTCGTATCGTTTGAACAAACGTGAAGCCTGAATGATCGTTGCCTGTGTGACTGGTTCAGGTATTGACGGCCAACCAAAGTTTGCTGTCACCTGAACTAACGCTTGCTCACCATAGTTTGCGTTGACAGTTGGGAATAAGTAATCGCCAACAGCACGAATCTTGTCATACGACCATGTGAGTCCATCAAGGTTTCCGTTCAACGGCTCCAGTTGATAATCGGTCACAGACCAAGTGACATCAAATCCGTTACCTGGAAACGATGAAGTTTTGAGCGTGATTGCTGTTCCAGAGATGTCATCAATGTTGCAATAGAACTCGTTCTCTGCTTGATACACACGGGATGTTGCAGAACCAACAGCCCAAAACTTTCGGTTGCAATACCCATCAATGAGACGTGATGCAGCACCAGCACAGTTGTCAATCAGATCGTCGTCAATAACATCAGCTGTACCAATACGGAGTGCAGCTTTGATCTGGTTCTTTGTTGCGTAGCCATTGGTGATGGTCATAGTGTTCCTATGTTACTTCACAAATCCGATGAAGTAGAGGTCACAAGAAACCTCATTCACCTCAAACGACCACTCACTAAACATCTCATCCAAATCAAACTCAGCAACGAAATCAGCCTCAGTCAAGTTCCGATAGTAGTCCCACAACTCCACAGACAAAGGCGACGAACCAGGATGACATCGAGAAGTCCCATGCTCCTCACGACCAGAAGTAGCACAAGACACCAACACCAAACCCCTACACATTCGCACCATATTGGCAAAGGTCGCCACCCACTCAGGATTATGTTCAAAACATTCAGCCGACAAACACACATCAAAACTGCCATCATCAAAGTCAAGACTCTGCCCAAATCCAACAACATCAACCCCAGCCCCCTCAGCCACATCCACCCCTAGATATGAGCCACCGGCGAAGAAGCCTCGAACCGTCCCATTGATGTCAAGCGAACCAACATCAAGAACAGACATATCAACAAAGAACTCAGGATGCTTATCCTTCACCCGTTGAAAGAAATCTTGTTGCTGACTATGAGCCATAACGCTTCCTTGAACGCCACGATTCAGGATGCAAACCGTTTTGAATCCAGCGAGGCCAATCAGAGTCAATCTCTACTTGATTCATGATTTCCCCATTGACAAACTTTCCATAGGTGAAACAATCCTTAATCATCGTGCGAGTATCACCCACGTTGTATTCCTGATGAGAGAACTCCGTCAGCTTGTTGACACACCAATCCACCCCACCCATCCAACCAAGATGGAAACCACCAAAGACAACAGGCATCGCAGTGCGATTGAATCTGCGCATATCATCCAAAGAATCGCCAGCCC